TTTATAAATAAATTGTACAATGAGTAAAACAATTAAGTTATCAAAAGAAGAATTAGGAAAATTAAGAGATTTTCAAAGTAAAAATAATGAAATAGTTCTTGAGTTAGGTCAAATAGATGTTCAAAAGGCAATATTAGATGGTCAAAGAGGAGTAGTATTGGAAAAATTAGCAGATTTACAAGAAAAATCTAATGTAATAGCTAAAGAACTCCAAACTAAATATGGAAATGGAAATCTTGATCTAAAAAAAGGAGAATTTATTGAAGTAAAATAGTTTTTTGAAAAGGTTTTTAATATTTATAATAAAACAATATTAAAATAATAAAATAAGATGGCAGAAACATTATTATCTCCTGGAGTATTAGCAAGGGAAAATGATCAATCTTTTGTTACAAGCCAACCTGTTGTTAGGGGGGCTGCTATTATAGGACCAACAGTTAAAGGACCTGTAGAAGTACCAACACTAGTAAGTTCATTTAGCTCGTTCCAAGCAATTTTTGGTGGTGCGTTAGAAAGCGGATCAAATCAATATTCTTACCTTACATCAATATCGGCAAACAATTATTTCCAAAATGGAGGTGAATCTTTATTAGTTACAAGAGTAACATCTGGTTCTTTTACCCCAGCAAGTTCATCAGCTGCACCAACTTTAGGAGGTGATCCATTTCAAATTAATTTTAATATAAGTGCAAGTATTGATCAGTTTACTATTAATAATGGAACATTTTCAGGTTCCATAGGTACTTATACTAATGTTCCTTTAACTTCATCTACTGGTAACGGTATTGGAGGAGAAATAAACATTACAATAGATGCAGGTGGTTCTGGCTCTTCAGCAATATCTATATCAGCTGGGGGTTCAAATTATTCACCAGGTGATATATTACTTGTTAGTTCAGAATCTATAGCTACTACAAGTGATGGAGTTGGAATGTCTATTACTTTACCATCATCACCAATTATAAATAATGATTTATTTAATATAACTAGTTCATTTGTTTTAGAAACTATTTCTGAAGGTATTATAATGAATAGTGCAGCAGGAGGTGAGGTATTAAATGGAAATGGAGCTTTAATTTCTGGAAGCACAGATAATATTAGATATGAAATTACAAATGTAAATTCAGGTTCAGGTATTTTTAGTTTAATTATAAGAAGAGGTAATGATAACAATAATCAAAAAGTTGTTTTAGAATCTTATAATAATATTTCATTAGATCCATTTGCTAGTAATTACATTTCTAGAGTTATTGGTGATGTTGATCAAAATTTAGTAACACAAGGAACAGAAACATTTATTCAAGAATCTGGTTCTTTCCCTAATGTATCTAATTATGTTAGAGTAAAAGATGTTAATTTCCCAACCCCAAATTATTTCAATAATGATGGATCAGCTAAAAATGAATTCACAAGTAGTTTACCTGTAGTATCTTCAGGGTCTTTTGCTGGAGCTATAGGATCAAATATACCAGGAGTTGGTTATGGAAGCACAGGAGCTAAATTTTATCAATTTGTAAATAATGATAATGCACAAGGTCTTCAAGGCGCAGATTATAATAATGCTATAGCATTGTTAGCTAACCAAGACGCATATCAATACAATATAATTACAGCACCAGGATTAATTAATGCTAATGGAAATGTAGGAGCTACACAAATTACTAGTATAATAAATAATACTATAACAAGAGGAGATGCAATTTCAATTGTTGATTTAGTTAATTACAATTCTCAAATAGGAACAGTAATACAACAAGCAGCAGGATTTGATTCTAGTTATGCATCAACTTATTGGCCATGGGTTCAAACAATTGATCCTAATACAGCTCAATTAGTTTATGTACCTGCATCAACTTTAATTCCTGGAGTATATGCCTTTACAGATGCATCAAGTGATCCTTGGTTCGCACCAGCAGGTATAACTAGAGGAGGATTAGGGCAAGTAGTTAGAGCTGAAAGAAAGTTAACATCTGGAAATAGAGATACTTTATATGAAGCAAATATTAACCCCTTAGCTACATTTCCTCAACAAGGAGTAGTAGTATTTGGTCAGAAAACATTACAAAAAGCAGCATCTGCTTTGGATAGAGTTAATGTTAGAAGATTATTAATTACACTTAAAGATTTTATATCTCAAATTGCTGATAATTTAGTATTTGAACAAAATACAATAGCAACAAGACAAAATTTCTTAACACAAGTTAACCCTTATTTAGAAAGTGTACAACAAAGACAAGGATTATATGCATTCAAAGTAGTAATGGATGAAAGCAATAATACACCAGATGTAATAGATAGAAATGAATTGATAGGTCAAATTTTCCTACAACCAACTAAAACAGCTGAGTTTATTGTTCTAGATTTCAATGTATTACCAACAGGAGCAACATTTCCGGCATAAAAACAAAAAAATAAAATATTTATAATAAATTATAACATAAAATGGCAGTATTAAACCCAAACGAAGTATTTTTCACAGCTTTTGAGCCAAAACAAGCTAATAGATTTATCTTATTTGTTGATGGTTTCCCTTCTTATATAATGAAAGGAGTATCCGCAGTATCAGTTAGTCAAGGTTCTGTTGCCTTAAACCATATCAACGTTCAAAGATATGTAAAAGGTAAAACTGTTTGGAATACAATTGATTTTACATTATTTGATCCAATAACCCCATCCGGAGCGCAAGCAGTAATGGAATGGGTAAGATTACACCATGAATCAGTAACAGGTAGAGATGGTTATTCTGATTTTTATAAGAAAGATTTAACTATTGATGTTTTAGGACCTGTAGGAGACATAGTTTCAGAGTGGGTTTTAAAGGGC